CCTAAAGAAATTAGATAAAAAGAACAGAGAACGTCTTTTGAACGGCAACTGGGAGTATGATGACGATCCAACAAAGATATTCGATTATGATTCGATTATAGATTTATTCACTAATGAAGCCAAACGAGGAAAGAAGTATTGTATAGTAGACCAAAGCGGATTCGGAAGGGATAGTTGTATGGTGTCAATTTGGGATGGACTTTTTATTTCAGAGTTTCTACAATTTAATGAAGGGCTATCTGTTCCAGAATTAGACGAAATATTGACAAGTAGAAAGATACCGAGAAGTCGTTGCTTAGTGGATGAGATTGGTGTAGGATTCGGACTAAAGAAAGGAATGCCAGAGATTATTGGATTTGTAGCAAACGCAACGCCACTAAAGAAAAAGAAGCAAACAACAGACGATGAAGGACTAGACAATTATAACAACCTAAGAAGCCAGTGTTGGTTCGAATTATCAAATTATGTTAACTCTGGTATGATAGGAATTTATAGGAAATTACCAATAAACATCAAAGAATTATTAATTGAGGATTTGGAAGTAATGAAGCAAATGGATTCAGATAAGGATTCAAAAATGAGAGTCATAACAAAGAAAGAATTAAAGGATACTGCCGCGCTTAATCGTTCCACAGATGCTGGAGATGTTTTGATGATGAGAATGTATTTTGAGATTAACCCAAACGAAAGTGCTTGGACGTTTACGGATCCAATTGACACAATCGATGAAGATAACAAATTAAAAGTCTACGGAGAGTCAAACATTAAAACAAAAATAGTAAACGGAGTAGAAAGAAGGATGATCGGAGACAGAATATTGATAGAGTGACTTATATTAATTAACAAATACCTTTATAAAATTGTTAAGGTTAAAATATATATCCATTTACCCTTACTCAAGGTGACCAACCTTAATTCACATTCATGGAACGGAAATCAGCCTCTATATTTTCAAACTGCCCCTGGGAAGAGGGTAGCAAGATGACTTTACTGCCATTAGGCAAACGACCAGTTGGACCATACAATAAAGCAACTATACCAATCATAAAACCGAAAGGTACAAGTACAGTTACTGCTTTTGAGGAAACAAGAGACGGACTACCAAAAGCATATATGCCCAACTTTTATTATCGGGCCCCTTTTGGTTATCCTAGATATAAAGACCTTAATTATTATAGACAATTAGCAGCAAGTATTTATGTTGATATGTGTGTGACTGCAATTATAGATGAGGTGTGTTCAGTTGAGTGGGATATCGTTGCAGAGGATCGTGCCGGCAATGAAGTTCCAGGCAAAGAAAAAGACGTAGAAAGAATCCAGGAGTTTTTTTATAATCCAAACACAAATAAAGAAAGTTGGGAGATGATCGTTAGAATGATGTTGCCGGACTTACTTGAACTTAACTCAGGAATAATGGTCAAAATATTTAATATGTTTGGCGAAATGGTTGAGATCTGTTCTAGAGACGGAATGGCATTCACAAAGAATCCAGATCCATACGGATTTTATACGACCAGAGCAGATTTAATTTTAATGAAGAATATCCTAGGCGAAGGAGAAACGCAAACTCAACAAATGGACTATCCAGCAATTCAAGCCGAAATGGACGCAGTAGATGCTCAAGCAGAGGGCGCATACTTTCAATATGGATTTAACACCGGCGCACGACCAATTCCGTTCGGCAGGCGAGAAATAGTGTGGTTCGAGAAGAAAGTCAGAACAGACAATTTATACGGACGTTCATCTATGGAGATATTGGCCAAGACAGTTCAAACATTAATTTATGCAGTGGAGTCTCAATTAGAATATTTCAACGACAATTCAATTCCTCCAGGAGTGTTGGGTTTAGAGGGAATGTCAGGCGAAGATTTGAAGGCATTTGGACAACAATGGGTTCAACAGCAAAAGGTTCAAGATAGTCTAGGCAACTGGAAGAGAGCAAATCATAAATTGCCAATGGTTAACAAGATGCCAAAGTTCGAACGATTAGGATTCACAAACCAAGAACTTGAATTGATTGAAAGTCAAAAGTGGTGGAGTAAATTAGTTTGGGGAGCATTTGGAATCACAGCAACAGAGCTAGGTTTTACAGAAGATGCAAAGGGCGCAGCAAATCAAATCGTTCAGACGAGTGTAGCCAAGAAAAGAATTATCTATCCATTATTAAGATTAATTGAATATCACGTTAACACTGAGATAATCCCGGAGTTTGGTGTTGAAGGAATAAGATACAAATATAAGATTTTTGATGTCGATGAGGAAGTAAAAAAGTGGGGATTATATAAATTACAAACTGAATCGGATTTAAAGACAGTTAACGAAGTACGAAATGCTGAAGGATTAGACGAATTAGAAGGCGGAGATGAAACGGGCTCAATGAGAAACGATAGACAACAAGCAGAAGATCGTGCAGCATTTTCAGAAGAACCACTACAAAGCGAATCAAATAAGATTAATAATGATGCAGCAGACGAACGCTCGGCAATGTCGGCTCAAAAAAAAAGCTATTTGAAATTTAAGTATGCAAAAAGAACTGGAGCACCAGGGAATTATATTTATTGGTATAAGGATCCTAAGACTGGTAAATTAAGAGCAGGAGATAAGCCAAAAGAAAATAAAAAATTATCCCAAGAGGAAGTAGAAAATTTTAAATCATCAGATAGTGTACTTCATGGAAATGAAAAATATAGTAACGATCTTGACTCACCATTTGAAGAAATTTCAGAAGTATCAGAATTAAAAGATAGATTAGTAAAACTATCTGAAAAGGATGGATATATAAACTTGAACCATGGTTCGTCTAAAGAAGGAGTTTTGGAAAATTACGAAAGAAAAAAGGACGACTTATTAAAGGGGCTTGAAACATACGGTAATGGTTTATATCTTGCGATAGATAAGGATTATAGTATAACGAAAAATGCAAAAGTTAAATATAAGGTTCCTGTATCGACTAGAGACCTTAAGGGATTATATCCAACTAGCTTATTTGAACTACCTCAAATATTATCTGCAAAAGCATCTATGTCAATATCTCCAGAAGTATTCTCAATTAGGGCAGAAAGACTTGGATATTCTGAAAAACAAATTAAAAAAGATATAAAATGGATGGAAGATAATAAGGAAAAAATAGACAATCTCAAGGCGACAGAAAATGGTGCAATGGAAGTGTTCGGAGATTCAGAAGAATATTGGGAAGAATATAGCTTCCCTAGTAGTATATTTGAAGTAGGAATGGAATGGAAAGGATATACTGGAGTAATAGATATGCAAAAAAATATCACATTAATAAATCCAGATGAAAGAACAGTAAGAAGTTCAATATTAAGTAATGGTTCAGAAACAAAAGCCCAAACAACAGACTCGCCAACTGTATTAAGCCCAAACGAAGAGATGGGCCCATCAGAAAAGAAACTTAAAAAACAAATTACTGACTTATTAAAGAGTAATAAGGAGAAGGTGTTTGAACTTTTAGAACAACAAGGCAAGCCAGAACAATTACTACAAATTAAGAGTATAGATGATTTACCGGGAATAATCAAAAAGATATTCGAAGTTTTTTCATTTAAGAAAATAGTCGACGAGGTTATAAGTTTTGAGTTTAATTTTGGCTGGGATAAATCAGAGAAACAAATAGACAAAAATATTCCAATGAACAACAAGGCACTTGAATTCTTACAAGACCATACGTTCGATAACATTAAAGACATGACCGAAGAAATATCAAATGATTTGAAAGCCGAATTAAGCAGGGGAATCATCAACGGGGAGGGAATAGCCAAGTTAAAGAAAAGAGTGACTAAAGTATTCGATGTAGGAAACAACAGAGCAGAAATGATTTCACGTACTGAGGTAAATAGAGCAGAAAACAATGGAAAGTTATTGGCAATGAAAAACTCAGGTATGGAAATGAAAAAACAATGGGTCGCTGCTAATGATGATAGAACTTCCGAGTTATGTAAACATCTAGACGGAAAGACTGTAGATTTAGATGATAATTTTAGCTACGGAGATTGGTCTGGACAGAGCCCTCCTGCGCATGTGAATTGTCGTTCTACTATGATATTTTTGGAAGTTGAAGAAGAATAATACTTATAAAATTTTGAAAGTAGATTTATAATGATTTTTGATATAATTAAGTTATGGATCAAGAAGCAAGCTTTACATTTACTACTCCCCTCAACGTAAATATAGTGAACTTAAAGGGAGAAGAACACCTATACGTCGAGGGTGATATTTCTACAAACGACATAGACTTCGTAAATGATATTATGACAAAAAATTGTCAAGAAAGCATGCAAAAACAAATTTTAGAGAGAAATATGAAATTAGATTTAGAACACGAAGCGTTCAAGGGAGATACTCATGAAGAGAAAGAAATTAATAAAACAAGAATCCCTGCCGGTAAGATAATTGATGCTACAGTTAAGGAGCTAGGCGATGATAGATATTCAACAAGTGTCAAGTGTGAGATTAATAGACATAACCCAAATTATAAATCGATTAAAGGAAATCTAATTGAAAAATATTTAGATGCCTTCTCGGTGGCATTTTTACCAACAGATATCTCATACGAACACAGAGAAGGAAAATCAATTCGAATGCTTAATGATGTTACTCTATTAAACGTTGCAATGACAGGAAACCCATGTAACACACGGGCCCAAATGGCAGAAGTATTCACGAAATCAATGGATGCACTAGAAGAGTACAAGAAAAGAAAATCACTAGATCCAAGCGTAGAAGGACAATTAGTTGTCAAATCAGAATTAAAATTTAAATATGCTAAAAGGACAGGAAGTCCAGGTCATTATATTTATTGGTATAAAAACCCTAAGACTGGGAAATTGGAATCTGGAGATAAACCAAAAAAACAAACAATATCAACAGAAGATTGGAAAAAAGAAGATGTAGAAAAGTATAAATCAAGTAAGAGAGCAATAGAAATTATAAAAGAATCCGGAACTGAACGTATAAAAGAAATAGATGCTGAAATATCCTTAAAAGAAAAATATATAAAAGAAATAGGAAATCCTAAGACTCCTATTGAAAGAGATCGTAAGGAACTTTTGGAAGGAGATGTAAAAAATTTAGAAAGAAGAAAGAAAGATTGGATAGAAACATTTGATAAAGGGATAAAAAGAGAAGAAAGTGAAATGAGGAGAATAGAAGATAAATACACAAAGAACAAATCACATTCAACCAACCGAAAGGTTGCTGATATAACTAAATTACACACAAAAAATTCTAAGATGACAGATGATGAAAACGACAATACCGGCGCAGACGAAGGAAACGACGAAAGCGAAGGCAGTGACGTTGAAGCAAAATCAGTTGAGATGTTAAAATCTATTTCTAACGAATTGAAGTCCATGAACGAAAAGTATGACGTTGTAGCAAAAGACAATGTAGCTATGAAAGAAGCGCAATCAGAAATGAAAAGCGAACTTACAAAAATTACAGAAGCCTTGAGCAAACCAGTACACAAGGCCATGAACAACAATACGAATGAAGCAGACGTAAAAGCAGCTGAATCTGATTTAAAATCTGTTGATCCTTTAGAACTTTGCTAAAAATGGGACAAGCATTCACAGGCGATATGTCCGGACTGGATTTCCAGGACGCATATTTCCAATCATTTGCAAATCTTAAAAGCAAAACTAGATATTGGGACCCAGTAAGTGGAGAAGATTTGAGGCTTAAGGCTGATATGAAAGCTACCACTACTACACAGGGTGGACCAGGAACTGCAGGATATGCAATGATTCCGGTCTATTTGTCTCCTATGCTGATTGATCAGACTAGGAAGAGAACACCTCTGGTAGAGTTACTACCTCGAGTTACAAACTTGGGAATGTATGCTGACTGGAACGAAATCACTGAAAAAGGT